TATTATTTATTTAATGTTTATTAGTATATTCGATGTATAATTAACAACTAAAACATCTAAAATGAAGACAATTAAGAAGCTTGACAACGTTTTTAAGATCTACGAATCTAACAAAGGTTACATCAAAGCCACTGTATTAAATAAGGATCTTGGTATAAAAGTTAGATGCTTTTATCCTGTTGGAGTGCATCACGATTCAATAATTGAACATCTTGAGAAAGCTGTAATGAATATAGCAAATCTTGGTAGATAAAATAAATGGCCGGGAAACCGGCCACTTCTTAAAAATATTTTAAAAAATATTTTTTTATTTAAAACAAAGTTGTACTTTTACTCCATCAATAACAACTAAAAAAACAACATGAAACAAGTAACAGCAACATTTAAAGTGACTTACAAAGCTCCAAGAAAGATAGATGGTTTTTATCGTAATATAGATGTCGATGCTTATGGCAAAGTGACTTTTAAAAATGATAAATTATCTATCTCTATTAATGACAGGAACTATCTTCCTCTTGTTAGCGTGGTTGAAGATATTGTAAGAAAAGAATTTAGCAACTACAAAACTTCTGAGATTTTTTCTAATATTGTTGAGGTTTCTGATACTTTAGTTTCTGATCTTAGAACAGCAACACAAGAACTTAAAGCTGATTATATCCAAAAGGTAATTGACAGTGCAAACGAAATGCATAAGAGTGCAGTTGAAAAACTTCCAAACGCTCAACAAGTATCATCAGAAGCATTTAAAACATGGAGAGCAGATTGGAAAAATAACATATTAAGAAAAGAAGCAAACGAAGCTGAGAAAATTGTTTCAAGATTAAATTCTATTGCATCTGTACCTCTTGAGAAATATATTGCTGCAGAAGTTAAATATGGTGAGTTGCATTACGAAAATTCATTGTTAAAATTGGCAGATAGATTAATAAGCAAAGGAATATCTGAAAACTTTACAATTAAGAGTGGTTATGTAGGGGTAAACTTTGAGGTAATTATTACTCATGAATTAGGTCAAGTTAAAGCATGGACAATCATAGCATGTGGAGAGATTGTTAGACCACACTACAGGTACTTAGTAAAATAATAAATAAATAAGGGGAGCAGCATCCTACACTGCAACAAATCATGAAACCTAAAACAATTATTACATGGGGAATTATTATTACAATGCTTTGGATAGTTGGTCAGATCCAAGATCAATTCTGCCGATAACACCTTATGAGATTTGGCAGTATGAAAAGTATGGAAACTTCTACAAAGAAAAAGATCCTGAGCCTAAATCCGATATGGATCAAGTGCCGGATTTGCAAATCAAAATATACTATAACAACTAAAATACAAAGCACATGTCCCAGATGCCTTTGCCTAAATGGACCGAAATGAATCAACACGATCGCCATCTTTTGATTGGTGAATTAATAGATGCAATGATATACAGTGGTAACGCTGTAGCTGTTCTAAAAGATTGTGTCGAAGGATTTAGAAGTGCCGGTTACATTAAATCAATAATTTTACCTGATCCTGAAACTTTTCAAAATGGTATCTAATTTTATCACATCAATCCACCATTTGCGCATTGCTACAGAATACATGGATGATATTGTCCGTCAATACCCAGGTTCTAGATCATGTGTTTTGTTTGAAAACTATTCTAAAAAATGCAAATGGATCCTTCGAGACATTGCAACTTACCCACATTTTACCGACGAAATACGCGATGGCATTCAAAAGGAAATAAGTTCAGATCCTCTTACATACCGAGCTATAATGGAACGCATTTCATTACTAGCACCTGAACAAAGAAATCTTTTAGAATTTGTTATTGAAGATCTTATTAATGGTAAACAAATAAAAATACAGGTAGATGAATAACCGTCAATTTCAACATGGTTTTATTTTTGGATTTATTGTAGCAATGATTGCAATTTTAATAATTGGATTAATATGAAAAAAAATCTTGAATTGATTGTACAAGTTATTTTCTTTTTTATTGTTGCTATACCTACTGCAATTTGTTTTTATATTGCGAATGAAATTTATTTTTTAATTAAAAAAAGTTATAATAATGGAAGGAAAAATTTGTCCTAAATGTAATAGACTAAAAGAAAGAAAAGAATACAGTAAGTCAACAGCTAGAAATGATAAAATGGCTGTATACTGTAAGCAGTGTGAAAACTTAAAAAGAAAAGAAAAAAACGATCAAAGGAAACTAGACGCAATGTATAATATTATATAAACAAATAAACTATGGAACAAAAAACCGCAGTTGAATGGTTATTTATGACATTAGCACTTACTCCAATGACAGATTGGTATAATGTTTTGGAACAAGCAAAAGCAATGGAGAAAGAGCAGATTAAAGATGCATATTGGAACGGAACAGTTGACATGGAAAAAAGTGATGCCTTGATTGAAGCCGAACATTTTTACAACGAAACCTATAACAAATGAAAATAACTCATAGTATAGCTGAATATATTGAAAAGAATCAAACTAGAAAAAATGTAAGATGGCGTTACTTTGCTGGTCGTTTATTTTTTGAATTGTTTCCTGGCTTTTGGCAACACGAAGAGTCTTTCGATAGATTTTATCCTATTTACGAATACAAAAAGAATCCTAATGAAAACCCAGATGGAACGTATGTCAAGTAAATACTACGCTATTAAATGCAATTTTGTATATGGATCTACACCCGCATACTTTAATTATCAAAAAATAATGGGTGAAGCTTATGTTTCATTTACGGCTTCATATAATATAGCCTTATTTTATAGTGTAAAACAAATAGAAGAGGCTGAACTTTACTTACTTAAAAACTTAAAAAAACACGATGTTAAATACTATACAATTGAAAGAGTGTAAGTACTGTAAAGAAACTAAAAGTAGAGATGATTTCCCTGTGAACATTATGATGAGTGATCACAGGGAAAACAAGTGTAAGAAATGTAAATCAGAATATCTTAAAACAAAAAACAAAAATCGTAGAGAAGAAAATAATATTTCACACTTCTAGTAAACTACGTAAGAAGTCTTGCCGTTAGTTCTTACAGCTTTTAGTATCTGCTTTCTTTGTTTACCACTTGACTCATAGGAAACGTGTACCCAATCTGGGTTTTCTTTATCACCAAACTCATAGATTAGCTGATCAAATTCAAGGTTATCCTTGATGTAATCAAATACCATCCTATTGGTCACTCCATTTGGTGTGCCATCCATGTCTATATCAATCGCTTCGCCCTGGCAATGCTGTGATGTCAATGATCCACCAATGGCAGCATTGAGTTCCTTGCTTCTGTAACCAGATGATATAATTATAGGACACCTAAAGTGAGTTCTTATTGGTTCAAATATGTTCTCAGCAAGTAGTTTAAAGTTTGCAATGTGTGCCTCTGTTGGCATATTGCTTATTCCTTTACGTTTTGCTGACTCGCTTCTTGTTACTTCCGACAAATCAAGATGCTCTGATAATTTCATTTCCTAAGTTTTAAATATATAAAAAGTGCAATAAGAACCAAAAGTGATATTAACCAATTTAGGCGACTATCTGCTTTTGACTTGTAATCATTTGCCAAGTTAATTAAACGAGTGCTATCAGCTTGCAATAGCCTCACACGAGCATTGTCAACAATGAATGACTTAATGGTATCGTGAATTGTGATTGACTTAGTTATTTCACGAGTTTTCCACTTGGTAATATAGGTTGTATCATTAAGGACATAGGTATCGGTAAGGGTATCAATCCTTACCAATGTATCAACCTCAACCAAAGTATCTGATGTGGTGATGAATGTTGTATCATTTGCACACCATCCCCCTTTAACCACAATCTTTGCGACTTCTTCAAGTTTATCTTGGTCACGCAAAACCTGCTTAACTGGGTTGCAACCAATAAGTAAAAGCAATAAAAGACTAATCTTTGTTTTCATCCTTCTTGAATATTTTCTCTGCTGAAGTTAAACCCAAGCAACCAAACGCAAGAGCAGATACAGAGTAAACCAGTGCCTCACTTGGTTCAGTTTCGTAAAATGAATTGTGGTACATTGTTACGCAAATGATAATTACACAGATAAATCCACATAAACGCTTCATTGATAGTCTGCCGTTTTCTTCGCAAAAAAATTGTTTCATTGATTTTCTGTTGAGTCAATTGATGAAATGGAATCCGTAGAAGTTTTCTTTCTACCCCAAAAATTAGTCTTTTCCTTGATGATAATGGTATCCCTAATGGTAATGGTCTTGACTATTTTTGCATCCTCTTTGAGTTTAGCATTTTGCATTTTGATGCTTAATACGTTTAGCAATATTTGCTTCTCTGCTTTCTCAATATGCTTGTCAACTTTTGGGAGGAATTTTACAATAGTGTCAATGTGTTCCCTTGATTGCATAAGGATAGTATCAACCCCATCAAAAAGGATTTTCTCCTCTTTGACAGGGTTGGCACATGATGAGATAAATAGTAATACAATTAATCGTTTCATTTGATTTTTCCGAGTTCTTGAAGGACTAAGATTTTAGATGTTGTCGCTGAGAGCAATGAATCAGACCTCTTTAGTTGCATACCAAGAGCATCAATCTTTGCTTCTAACTTTTCTATCTTGCTTCCTTGCCGTTCAATCTGCTCGGTATATTGCATCTTTTGGTCTACATACAAGTAACCAATCGCAATCAATGTTATGAACAGAAAACCTTTAACTGGGTCTTTGCTGAACTGCTCAAATGAAATCGGTAATGCACTAATTTTTTTATCCATTTTCGTTTTTCTCTTTTTGGAGTTCTTCTGCAATCTTTTGGTTA